ATAGTGTAAATATGAGAGCGTGAAAAGTTTTTTCTCAAAATTAGCGAGTCATTTTGGGTTTAAAAAAAACCTTTCTGGCTCTTCTTCTATTGAATCTAAAACTTTCGACAAAATGCCCAACAAGTATCCCGAAAAAATCGCTTTATCACCGCAAACCAATGGCCCCTATGTCCGTAAAATCGAGCCTAAAGCGATTGTAATGCACGACACAGAAGGCAATTACAACGGATCAATCGATTGGACGAGTCGTGTCCATGATCCTTCAACTGGCAAGCGACTTTATGCGAGCTATCATTGTATTGTGGCGCGAGATGGGCGGAGAACAATCACTAATCGCGACGATAATAGAGCTTATCACGCTGGTATCAGTTCGTTTAAAGGCATAAAGAACCTCAATAATTTCGCACTCGGCGTAGCGTTTGAGCGAAGCTCTTATAGCGAGCCTCTACAAGCCGCCGCAATTGAGTCCGCTATTGAATATATAGTGCCTTTGATGAAGAAGTGGGACATTTCTATTGATATGGTTACTGATCATAGAACAATCGCTCCGAACCGCAAAAAAGATCTCAACCCCAAAGAATTTGCTAAATTCCACGAAGCGTTAAAAAAACATTTTAAATAAATAAAAACGGTGTAAATATCTGCAAATGGAGCCAGAGAAATCGCTGATTAAAGAATTTGTTGACGGTGGATGGATTATCCCCGTTATTGGTTCGGCAGCGATGCTTGCTCGCCTTCTTTCTACTCAGAAAAAAATCGGAGCAATTGAATATGCCAAAAAAATTACCGCTGCGGCGATTTCTTCTTCTATTGCTTGGTTTATTTTAGAGCAGACAGACATTTCATCGCTTTACAAAGCAATTTGTTATGGCGTTATCGGCGTTATTAGCCCAGAAATAATCAATGGAATCATTAAACTTGGAAAAAGATTCCAAGCAGATCCCGAAAAATTTGTCAATAAGTAATTTTATTACTGTGTCGGCAGGTTATAGTTACAGTTACGACTCATTCTTAATAAGATTGAAGGTTTTTTAAAAAAAACTGTGTAAATAACCATAATGCCACGACACTCACAGTCCGAAATACATTCTGATTTCTCATCTGAGAGCGCGGTTTGGGCTAATTATAAAGAGTTAATAACAGCTCTTTTTAATGCCTCACAAGATCCACTAAAAACAGATTTTGATAATCACTTAATTAGAGAGTATAATAGAAAAATTCATAATCTTAGTCAAAACGATGATTTGTTTATAGCTCCTTTTGATTCTGGATATAGATTTGTTGGCACGGTTATGATCAGCGGCTTTGCGTATCCGAATGAAACTTTAACCGCTTCATCTGGCGAAAGTTATCAGTGGTATGTGAACGACATCGCAAGAGGGACTAACCAAACGTTAGTACTAACTGTGAATGACATCGGCTTAGTTGTTCGTTGTGTAGTCGGTGGAGTGGAATGCACTCCTGTAACTGTCTGGCATCCGAATCAAATCGCCACAGTCAAACACTTCTGGTGGGCTGAGAGTGGTGCGTTTATTTCTTTAGGTAATAATTTCACCGACGAAACTAGGAGCTTTACTGCTAGTTTACCAGAAACTAGGACTTTTAATAGGAGTGGTTCTTTGAATGGCAAGGCTGTGTATGGTACATTGCCCATAAATCCTGAACAGGACTACTGTTATTGGGATAGCACTAATAGCAGATGGGAGATTAACGTTGTTACTACTCCTTTTGGTGAGCCAGTCAGCAACATTTACAGAAGCACAAATGATACAACCTACCCGTGGCAAGCTACTACTTGGACAGACTCCCAGACCGCTACGCCAGTGGCTACTACCGTTGATACTCTTGCAACGGATGGGCAAGCTGTGACGGCATGGAGAGACATTATTAGTGGACTAGACGCTGTAGCTACCTCACCCAACGCTGGTCTTTTTGAATCTGGTGATTTAGATACTAAATCCATAAAATTTGATGCTACTGATTTCTTTACTATACCAGTATCATTAAGAAGTGTTTTCGATTCAAAGAATTGTTGTTATATTTTTGCAGGTGCGCAGGACACAAACCGCACTGGCGGCGATGTTACACACGGGGTTGTTTCAATCAACAGAACCACAACCGTTCCAAAACTTGGATTATTGACGCGACAAAGTAGTTCAAGTTTATTTGCAGCTTCTGCAAGTTCAAATAACTCTACTGCGGTAAATGCAACTTCAACCTCAAATGCTGATTACAACGTATTAACTGCGGAATCATTATTTAGTAGTGGTGGCTTAAATCTCAGAGTTAATGGTAGTCAGACCGCTACAACAGCTATATCCACCACAGTCCCAGATATTACCACTGCTGCTTCATACATCGGGGCAGGCACAAGTAGCATAACCAACTTCAACGGCTACATGACAGCAGTTATCCTTGCCGCTGGCGACAGCCCATTATCCACTAAGGATCGCAGTCGCATTGAAAGGTTCATCGGGCTGCTTGATAGCGGCATCAATATCCCGTTGGTGTAAATTCAAGAGCAATATTTGAAAACTCAAGCGTTGCGAAAGAAAAAGTGTGCGCAATATTTGGTTCAGTTTTTTTACTTTACTTTTTATAGTAATTAAAAAAAGACTTCATCGCCTCCATATTGATATTGTTAAAATGACCCGCTGGAAGCAATTTCGGCGGCATAAGATTATACAAATCTTCGCATTCATACGGACTCTTCTTTCGCCCCCAATTCCCAGTCATAAACACATACTGATAATAGTATAAATATATATTGGCGTTGCGAGCATAGTTTTCGGGGCAAGTGATATTAAATTTCTTGATAAAATTTAAAGATCTACGCTCGCAGTCTCTCTCTACCGCTATTGTTTTGACGAACTCTCCCCAATCTTTTATAGACATTTTGCCTTTGTCTAGACAACTCCAAACGTCTCCAGAATCGCTCCACTTAGATGAGCAATCGACCATCTGCGTCAAGTGGGAGAACTCGTGGACATAAACAGTATGAAATTTCGTGCTTTTTTTCGCGACAACCATTTCATGTCCATCACAAAAACCAGAACAGGTGAACTGCTTGAAGCCGTCTTGATATACCGTTTTTTTAGGAACAAGCGTAATAATTTTATCATGCTTAATGCAATAGCTTTTTGCGTATTGCTCAAACTTTTCGAAGTTTTTGATATTTATTTCTGATTTCATTTTATTGCAAGATTCCTAAATCGCGGAGATCTTCGCAAGACGCTGGCGTTAAAAAACACGGCGTAGATTCGCCGACATAAGCGCCTATTTGATTATATTCAAAATACTCTTCAGCTTCTTCGCATGAGGCTCCATCGTCAACCATTTTTTGAAGCACCAAAGGTTTGCTGTAGGCTAAAATCGGAGGCTTACCGAACTGCTCGACAATCCCGACGATACAATCATGATATCCGTCCATACATATTAGTTCGTTTTCTTCATTTATTTCTACGTTCATAAATTATTTTTTGTTTTTTAAGTTGCTTTCAATTGGATTTGGTCGATAATCATAATTAATATTAAGTTTTAAGGGAGGTTTGTCAACCCTATCGACTTCATTGTTTTAAATTATTAAAAATATCTTCTGCGCCGAAAACACGATCCAATTCGATTCCTTGGTCGTCTTCAACGATAAGAACAGGAACTGATTTAATATTTTTTTCGCGGAACCAAGGAATATTCTCAGGATCGTTCATGCTTTTGATGTTGACTGATATTTCTGATTTTTCCAATCTCGCTTTGAGAGCGTGACATGGACCGCAAGTTGCACTCGTCGCCAGTATTTTATTTATATTTTTCATAAGTTATTTTATCTATTCACAACCAGCCCTACAATATCGCAGCAAGATTTCTTTTCTACGCTCAGGCAAATTCGATAGATTCGATCTATTTTTTGGACATCTAAAACGCGGATTTCTCGCTTGTGCATGAATGCGTAGTCCTTCATTCTTTTGACAACCAAATCAATGTATTTGTCTTTGTCGTTTAAAGAAACGCCCCAAAACGCATCAAGATGTCTTATTGTGATTTTATTCATTTGCGCCACGCCTATCATCGGTAGAGTCACAAATAAAACGCCTTTGTCAATCAATGAAAAAACATGAGGAAAATATCTGCTTGGCATTCCGTATGGATCAAGGTCTATAACGTCATACTTGCGCTTATTAGCGACCAGTTTATAAAGTTCCTTTTCACTGTCTCCGTGTATAGCTGTCACCGACTGCATTGCCAAGCTGTCGATAAACTCGACTCTATCTTTTTTGATATCGTAACACTCGACCTTGCCTATTTGATTATAAAA